TGCCTCCTAATATAATTAATTTTATTTCGCTCCTAAATATTAATAGGAGCGAAGATATTGTTTTACAAATGTCCATTAAAATACTGAGTATTCTAATTCAACTGTAAATCTACCCGCAGTAATATCTGCGTTTACTGCTGTAGTAGCAAAAGCATATAAGTTTTTGCTAGCAATAGCAGCCGTAATATTTGGAACAAATATATGGTAGTTACCTGCACTGTTGTTAAAATTCACATCAACCTCTGTGATTGATTGTGTAGCACTTAACTGTTCGTTAAAAGATGTTACACCCGCACCAACGATTTCAGTTCCAGAGGAAACTGCTGCGTTAGTTGCTGTACCAGAAGTTGCACTTAATGATAAACCACCAACAAGAGTTTCTCCTGCCGCAGTTGTAATACCAATTAATGCTCTGTGAATAAAAAATTTAGTAGGTGTTACTAGTCCGTCTGGTGCGTCTGTGTTTAGTGCACCAAGTTCTACAAGAACATCTCCATCTCCATATGCAGTCGATGCAGCGTTTGTAGCTGCTAAAGAACCTGCAAATGATTGAATTTTTCTAGTTCCCATAGATATAAGTTGTCCAGTAGAGTTTACTGAAAAACCTGTTTCTGTAATAGCACCAGAAGTGCTGTCTTTATTTATTACGTTAAATCCGGCTTCTGAACGTACCGAACCGCTAAAAGTTGTATTAGCCATTTTAAACCTCGTAGTTAAATTATATCATCTCTTCTACATCGTCTGCTAGGGCAGTTGATATAATTGTTATCCCTAGAAATAAAAAAAAAGGAGGGGAAAAATCCCCTCCTAATCCGTACTTTATGCTCCCGGTGAACCGAAGATACATCTCCAGTCTGAGAATCCGAAAGAATATCTTTCAGATGCTTTGAAACGCATGTTTCCTGTTTCGAAATCTGGCTCCATTGATGTTTTCAAAGGTCTTCTTTGGAACATCTTTAGTCCAGTGTTAGTCATGTCAGTTAAGATAAAGAATGCATCTGTATCAGTTAAGTAGTGGTTTACTACATAACTTTCTGGAAGCATGCCCATAGTTCTTAACGCATTTGTGTCGTTATCAGCAGTACCAACTCTTAGGTCACTCTTCAAAATTCTTTGAGCAGTGAACGCTAATTCTTTTGGTATTACTAGCTTTCTAGCTTGTACCGCTACTGGAATATTTCTGTCATCAGCGAAACCACCAATCGAAATGATTGCGTTTTCTAAAGATGATTCAGAAAGGTCAGCAGCCGTGCTTGGCTCGTTAGCTTGGTCTCCTGCTGCCACAGTTGGGTGGTCAGTGGTAATTAATGGTTTACCATCACCGCCCGGAAAGCTTGTGCTAAATGCATTGTTTAATACATTCGCTGCTTTTACCTGCTTTGTGTAAGCCATTGAACGAGCTAGAGCAGCAGTATATCTTTTTGATAAAGTATCATAAAGATTATCTTCTACAGCTTCTTCAGTGATTGCAAAAGCAAGTGCAATTGTTTCATGCACATATCTTGCAGTCCACTGTTCTGAAGCAGTATCAAATTCTACTGAAGCACCCTCTGACTTAGTTGGTGCAGCACCAAAGCCTGTGATAAGAGTTTCCTCTTCAAAAGCTCTGTCTGATGTTTCTTCTGTAAAGATTTCAGCGTGTTCACGCTCCCATCTTTTGTACTCCATACCGAATAGGGCGTGGAGTCCCGGTTCCAACTCTTTTACAAGTTGGGTTCTTGATATAACAGCCATGTTATTGTCCTCCTATTATACGCCCGGTGTTCCATCAGCATCAATATGTTGGTTAAGTTCATGTTCATGAATTGTAACCTCAAGGATACCATTGGTTCCGTACGAGTTTTTTGGACTGTCAAATTTACGATGGATTCGTAAGTTTGCAGTACCAGTTCCTGTTGTTCCACTAATTTCGAATCTGCTTTGTCCAGATAAAGTGTCACCAGAACCTGCAACTATGTCAGCATTGTTACCAATGTCTGCAAAGTCAGCAGAGCCTGCTGATTGAACAGCATAAACGATATTAGGGTCGTCATAAATGTAAGCAGTGACATCGCCACTTGCTTGAGTGGTAGTTCCAGTTGGGAAGTATTTAACAAACTTTACCTCTCCGTCTGTTGCAGTATATTGAGCTCCTGCGAATACACCTAAAATTCTGTTACCGGCAGCAGCTACATCAATGTAGCCTGTTGCTAATAATTTAACACAATCACCAGTAAAAATATTAGATGATGTTCCGCTAGCTATTTTATACTCATTAGCACGAATTTGTCCGCCTGTTAAATGTCTCACTGGTCTTAAACCGAATGCGGCATCTACATTAGCCATATTATTCTCCTAATTGTTAAATAGTTAAAACCCGCACTCTTGTCTAAATTATTCTGCACCTTTCTTTTTACCATAAGATACAGAACTATTACGCCTTTGTGTTATTGGCATTGATGGATTTTGTTCTTTTAATAAATCATTATCAACGGCTTCAGTCTGCATTTGAGTTTTGTTTTCAAAATACTCTTTTTTAGCATCTGCCATTTCCTCTGAAATCTTAGCTAGAACTAAATCCCCACTTCCAATCACGCCTGCGTATTTTCCAGACTCGTGTACAGGGACATCAAAATCGGGGTGTTCTTCTTTTTTAACGAACTCATAGCCTTCACGCTTACGTTTAGCTATGTTTCGAGCGTCATCCTCCCCACCCGTACTCACTCTTAACCATCTGTATTTAACGCCATCGACATTAGGTTTTGGAGCATCTAGATATGAAGGAGGTGTATAAGTTACTTTTCGTTTCTGATGAGACCTAGATGTGCTCGCATCAGACGATGTTTTATTTTTATTGGTCATTTGTGTTCCTCACAAACTTGGCATATTCAGTTGGTGGCACACCTAGTCTTTTAGCCATTGCCAATTGGTTAGGGGTCAATGAGACCTTCTTAGGTGCGGATTGTCCACGAGATACACTCGCTACGACTTGCTTTGGTGGTTTTACTTCCTTCTTCATAACAGGAAATGCATCCTCCAAACGTCTGTCTAACTCAGAATAATACTCCTCAGACGAGGGATTGTATCCTTCCATTTTAAGTTGGGCATCAATAGCATACGCTGCTCCCGTTTTAGCTGCATCTTGACCAAACCATGAATTAGTCTGGGCCCATTGCAGGGCTCTTGGGTCTGGTTGTTGTGCTGCTTGTTGCTCAGTAGGTTGTTGTTGAGGCTGTGGTGTAACCGATGGATACACTGGTGTCTCTGGCTCTGGAGCATCAAAAAGATGTTTTTGATTTTCCAAAGATTTTATTTCTACTTTTGCATCTGCGATTGATTCGGCTGCTCTCAAGATACCTTCAGAGTCTCCTGCTTCGTGTGCAGATTTATGTTCGCTGCGTGCTTTTTCCAAAAGTTTCTCGGCTGATTCAAGTCTGCTCTCATAGTGATTCTTTTGAAGTTGTTTGTAATCTTTATTTAGTGTGTTGTTTTTTTGCAACTCACCTTCTAGTTGAGCTATTCTAGATGCATATTGATTACGCTCGTTTTCATAGACGCTCTTCTGCCTAACAAGGTCGTCTATTCTTCGTTGAAGTCTAGATTTCTTTTTTGGTTGTTCTTCTTCATCTTTCTCCTCTATAGGTTCGGATTTAGTTTCTACAACCTCTTCTTCCTTCTCTTCTTCAACATTCGCTTCTTGAGTTTCTGGCTCATCAGCGTCTGCCGTTTCCTCTGGCTGTTCAGATTCCTCTACAGTTTCTAATGCTTCTTCCGCATTAAACTCCTTGAGTTTTTCCTCCTTGCCATCATCAACGACTTGCATCGGCTTTTTAGCCGAAGAGTCATGTATAATTTGCATAGGTTTCTCCTAAGAATTTTACGCTGTTGTAATAACAGCTAGTCGAAATAAACTAACTTATTTCGTTAACATCTGGAACTACTCCCAGAATTTCATCATCGTTCATAATTCTAAGTTCTACTTGTCCGAACTTAAATCTATGACCTGCATATTTACCAAACATAACATAGTCACCTAGTTCACACCAAGATTGTGTCATGTCATCTCTTTTGTATGCATCAGTACCAATCTCTATAACTTTACCGATTGATGCTATTGCTCTGTGGTCTTCTAAAGACTTGCTTGGTAAATATATACCCATGTTAGTTTTGTTAGCGACATCTAATACTTTTATAAGTATTCTATGACCAACTGGTTTTGGGTACTTGTCGTTTTTTAATTCTATTTCTTCTAGTTTAAAAGTTGTGCTACTCATCATCTTCCTCTATGTATTTAGAAGATTCCCTTATCAAATCTCTAGCGATTTGCAAACCCTGTAATTCACCTACAACTTTTCTATAATCTTGCTCTGGTATTTTACCAAGAGCGAAGGCATCCTTTCTATCGGTTACCTGTTTGTCTATCTTTGCAGAGACATGTTTAATAAATTTAGTTATTTCCACTTACTTTTTTTTTATTACCCTTTGTAGTGTTCTAGCTTGTCCGGCATGTGCCTTAGATGCTTTTTTTAATTTACTAATAACTTTTTTTACTTTTTTCTTTTTAGATTTTGTTAACATTAAAACACACCTTTAAACTTTGTTCCTCTTTTCTTTTTGCCGTCTCTAGCTTTTTTCTTTTTCTTTTTACTAGTCCCTACAATCACAGCAACCTTTGCAGTGCTTTTAGTATTGGCAGGTGCCTTAACACCTTTACCAATAATAATCATTTAAAATACTCCTGTAAAATATTTTTTTGCCTGTGCTTTGCCACTTACTAAACCACCATTAGCTAATTTAGGTTTTTTCTTTGGAACAATAGGTTTCTTTGGTTTAACTTTTGGTGTAATACCTTTAGTTCTTTCTTCTGCTGCTTCTAGTTTTCTAATTCTGTTTGCAGAATCAATCAGTGCCTTTTGTCTTGGGGATAGTGGTTTTTTCTTTGGTTTTATTTCACCACCTTTTTTCATTCTCATCATAGCATCGGGACTTATGCTTGAATCAAATTTGTTATCCTCTAAAAATGATTCGGCTTTTTTAATATCTTTTTTATCTTTATCTGTTAAATTTTTTTTGTTTTTAAGTTTATTTATAAAACCTTTTAAATCTTTTAATTTAACAAATTTGCCTGCTGCTGTAATAGCTTTTAACATTAGAATACACCCTTAAATTTTTTACCACGAATAGCTGCACCAGTTCCTCTAGATACTTTAGTTCTAGTTTTGGCTCTTTTCTTTACCATTCCGCCACCGGCCATTCTGCTTTTTTCCATTTCTTCTTTTACATCACCTACAAATTTTTGGGTGCCTAATGTTCCACCGACACCTGCTCCCCCTGCTGCTGTAGTTTTAACTACCTTAGATGTAGTTGAAGTTTTAGGTGCAAGATTTAATTTTTTCATTAAATCTTTTTTACTTAAATTTTTAAGGTCATCCATATTATTTATGCCTGCTTTATTAAGCATATCTTTAGCTGTTTTAGGTTTTATCTTAGAACCTAATTCTATTAATTTTCTTGATAAAAATGCTAACATTGTTTTCTCCTATATATATCGTTTTCTACCTTTCATCTTGACAAAAGATGATGGTTTGTATGGTTTTCTTTTTCTTTTCTTTTTGACGTATCCGCCTTTTTTCATCATTTCTTTTTTACTTTTCTTTTTTTTACTTGCAGTGGCAATACCACCTCTTGCCACCAATTCTCCATCTCTAAATTTTTCAAAAGAACCATCGGCATAAATTTTTGTAATTGAGCCATCATCATTTTTTGTAACAGATACTGGCTTGCCTTTAACTTTTGTTTTTTTGGATTCTTTTTCTTCTTTTTTGTCTTTTTCTAACATCTCCTCTACGTCTGCCGCACTTGGTTCTGCTGCCTCTGCTGAACCAACTCCCATCATATTAGCAGCATCCACCATCATTTGTGGTGTTGACAGAGTAGTGGTTGCACCTAAAGTAGATGTAAGAGGTGCTTGTTGAAATGTTCTTGAACCAAATTGTAGTGGATTAACAAAGTTTGGCATTTGTTGTTGTAAACCTGTAATTCCTCTGTTTATTAAATTCATACCACCTTGCACAGTTCTTTGGCCCATAGGAGAATTAAAAAATCTACCTGCTCCTCCTAATGCCGCTAATCCTGCTCCTGCATATGGTGCTAATGCTAAAAGTGGTAAAACCATTATTGTTTGTCCTTCATGTTTTGTTTTGCTATTTCACTCATAGTCTTTTCTCTTGCCAAAGACTTGTTTGCTCTAGCTCTTAATGCATCTCTTCTTTCATTAGATTCTATTTTAGAAGCATCTAATTGAATATCAGATTCTGCTTTTGCTTTTTCTAATTCTAGTTTTGCAATATCAATCTGTGCATCTGCTGCCTCTTTTTGTTCTTGCATCTCTAGTTGTCTATTTCTGTGGTCTGCTCTTGCTTGAGAGTCCATAACTTTTCTGTCAGCTTCTTGTTTCTTAATTGCTAAATCTTGCATTGCAATCTGAACACGAGGGTCAGCCATTTGCTGTTGCTGTGCTGCCTGCTGTGCCGCTTGCTGATTTTGTTGTGACATTTGCATTGCTGCTTGTGCCTGTAGTTTAGCAACCTCGTTCTCCATCTCTGGTGTCATCTCCGGATATGTTTCGTCTTTGCCCGGATTAGATTTGTCATACTCTGGAGCAGGTGGTAAATCTGCACCACTCTGTGTCATAACAAGCGTTCTATATTTGTGAGCCATGTGCTCTTGAATATGAGATAGAATAGTTCCTGCTAATGCTTGTGCAAGTTGTGGTGACTGTGGAGTCATAGTTGGGTCACTAAGCATAGCTTGGTGAACCGCTATGTGTGCATCATGGTCTTGTGATGCATATGCCTTCACTGGTCTACCATACATCATTGCATAGTTTTCTGTTGCAGGGTCTTTTCTCTTTGCACCCATTTCTGGTAACAGTATGTCATCCACATTTTTGACATCAAGAGCTTCATACAATCTTTTGTATGCTTCTTTCATATCGTGTATTTGTGGTGCTGCTGCTGCCGCTTGTAATTGTGTTTGTGCAAGTAAAACTCTTTGTGCAGTAGAAAAGATATTTGGGTCTGACACAGGGAGTATATCTATGTTAGAATCAAAATCTTTTTTAAATACAAACCTACTATCTCCTTGTATTCTGTAAGGATAATAGTCTGGCATAAAGTCTTGGTTTATTCTTGCAATAACTTTAAACTCTTCTCTTTGTGCTTTGTGTAATCTCTTGTGAATAGAAGACATAACTTTGATGCCTTGCTCTAATAAAGCAATCGTAGTTCCTACAGGTGCATTAGAGTTCATATCACCAACTTGTAAGTCTGTAATTGCAGCTAGTCTTCTACCCTCTTGTGTCATAGAACCAAGTAATGCAAACAAAGTTTGCGATGGCTCTTTGAAAGGTAAAGGAACAATAGACTTACGAATATCTTCTCCGTATCCCTCTACATCTCTAAACTCACCAAAACCTACAGGTTGTTCTCCTTCCACACGCATGCCTCTAGCTTTAAAGCCACCCGGTAGGTTAGAGAACTGTCCTGCATCAACTAATGAGCGAAGTATAGTTGTAACTGATTTTTGTAGATTACCTAGTAAGTGAACATAACCTAATCCATAAAAACCAAAACCCGGCAAAAATTTATAATGTACAAAGTGTTGTATTCTTTTAAAGTCTGGGTCGTCTTCTTCAAAGTTTGCACGAATAGATAATACCTGCCTTGTCTCTTTACATATTGAAACAATGTATGGACATGCAAAATCTTTTTCATATCCGGGCACATCTAAATCTACATGCATTTCAAGAATAGTAAATCTACCATCCTTCTGATAATTCTTTGAAGGTGTGATACCCTCTATGTCTTGTATCTTTTGTGTTATATCGTTTGAGTCATCCTCTTCTGGATTCATATCAGTTTCCATATCCATATAGAAACCATTAGCAATTTTCTTTCGCAGTTCGTTTTGCGTCATGCGAATGATATGCGTGTATCTACCAGAGGTTCTTAAATCTGTTGTATTATATGATATAACAAAATCTGTAATTGGTATAAATCTTGATACAGGTCTTTTTAAACTTTCATCGTAGTATATTTTTTTAAAACAACTACCAACAATAGGAAGATAGAATAACATCTGGTCGAAGTCATCAAAGTATTCTTCCATTGTTTCCGTTAGTTGGTAATTCATAAACTCTTTGATTCTGTTTGCTTGTCTTACAGAACCCTCGTTTCTTTCTCCAACTATCTGTGTCTTTACTGGGCCACCAGATGGAAACAATTCTTTTATTGCTTGTGATTGAAATTGCACTGCTCCTTCAATCATCATTGGGTGATGTGCTGAACACGCACCCGGAAAAGGTTTAGTCGTATCTTCTATTTTTAATCCTAGTAACTCCATACCTTTCTTGATGGTATCTTCGTAATCTTTACGACTACGCACATCTGCATCAAATGCATCAATCAATTCACTAGCAATATCGTCTAGTGTTTCCTCATCAAGTTGTTCTGCCAGATTATCTGTTACAGTTGGTTGAGGTTCTACCTCTCCCTCTGCAATAATTGTAACCTCTTCTTGTATTAAAGGGTTAACTGGCTCTAGTGGAGTTATTACCATTTAGAAAGTTCCTTTAAATTTTCCGCCTCTTTTAGCTACGCCCATACCTCTAGATTTTTTAGATTTAGACTTAGCTCTCTTTTTTACCATCCCGCCTTTTTCATATTTAGACGCTAAAGCAGGACTCATTTTTTCTTGAACTGATTCTGGTAATTTTGAAAAACCTTTAAATTTACTTGGCACTGGGCCACCGGCTGCCATTTTAAGACCCATACCTTTTTTACGCATTTCCATCATGCCACCGCCTGCTTTTCCTTGACCTGCTTTGATGGCACTGGTTACTCTGTCGTAAAGTGGTTTACCATATTCATTAATAAAATTTTTTGGACTGAGTGGGTCTTTACCCTCACTCTGCATTTTCTTTCTGTAATCGTTTAATTCTTTTACTGTTAGTCCAAGACCAGTAAGTTTTAAACCTTTCTTAAATAAAAATCCTAACATGTTATACCCCTATATTCTTCATGTGATTTGCCATTTCATTCGCCCGATTAGGAGTCTGTTTTGCCCATCTGGAATCGAGCATCTCATAGCTCGCACCAACCATATTTTCTTCTGACAAACATTTCCACATGTTGCGGAACTTGGATACCCCTGTAGGGCCCAGTTGAAATACCATTTCAATAATTAAATTTTTTGCTTCTTGCGGGATGCCCTCGCATCCGTTGTCCTTGCAAAGTCGGTTTGCTGCCTCTTCCGCTTTTGCAAAATCTTGTTCAAACACTCTGTCGAGTTGTGCCTCTGTATACTCAACATCATCCTCCCAGTAATCCTCTACACAAAGATGGCCGTATCCCACAGTTCGCTTTCCTAGCGTATCGAGATATACCTTTGTTCTAAATCCTTCGTGCTTCTTAATTGATTCTTTTACATTCATTACCAATAACTCCCTTTCGGCCCTGTCGGCTCTTCAAATGGCATATCCTGTGGATGTGATACCATAAACCCTTTTCTTAATCTTATCAATGCTTGTGTCATTGAAT